TGCATCAAACTACATAACTAACTTTGATTTCTTGAATCAGTATCTTCCGGATACTTATGAAAAGGAATTTGAGCGTTATGGAAATAGAACAATCTCCTCATTCCTTAGAATGGTAGGAGCAGAAATGCCATCTAACTCTGACCTTATTAAATGGGCAGAACAAGGAAGATTGCATACTAAATATGTAGACTGTACAACTGCAGCAGTAATTAATGCTAAAGATGCTACTTTCACAGTTAACGATGCAGGTAACCCTGCTTTCGGTACTAATAACAGTATCGCTATTAGAAAAGGACAAACAGTAATGGTATCTGATAACGCAGGTGGTGGTTCCGTAAAAGGAATTGTAACTGCAGTTAACTTAGGTAACTTTACTTTTGATGTTGCTTTCTATCCTTTAGCAGGTATTCCTATTGCAGGTGCCGGTGCTAAATTTACTGTATTTATTTACGGTTCTGAATTTAAAAAAGGAACTGAAGGAATGGAAGGAAGCTTAGAAGCTGACGACCTAATCTTCGAGAACTCTCCAATTATCATTAAAGATAAGTATGCAGTATCAGGTTCTGATATGGCACAAATTGGATGGGTTGAAGTAACTACAGAAAATGGAGCAAATGGATACCTATGGTATTTAAAGTCTGAGCACGAAACAAGATTACGTTTTGACGATTATCTTGAGACTGCAATGATTGAAGCCGTTCCTGCTGCTGCAGGTGGTGGTGCTGCAACTGCTGCAATTAACCCTGATTATGGTAACAAAGGTTCTGAAGGAATCTTTTATGTTGTCGGAAACAGAGGTAATGTGTGGGCAGGTGGTAGTCCAACTATTCTGTCAGAATGGGATAGTATTATCTCTAGACTTGACAAGCAAGGAGCAATTGAAGAAAACGTAGTATTTGTAGATAGAGATTTCTCTTTCGACATTGACGATATGTTATCTAAACAATCTTCTAATGCTGCAGGTGGTGTTTCTTACGGTCTATTTGACAACGAAAAAGAAATGGCATTGAACTTAGGATTCACAGGATTTAGAAGAGGTTATGACTTCTATAAGTCTGATTGGAAATACTTGAATGACCCAACAATGAGAGGTGGTCTTTCTGCAGTTGCAGGTTCAGGTAGAGTAAATGGATTGCTAGTTCCTGCAGGTTCTACTAGTGTTTATGACCAAATTCTTGGTAAAAACGCTAAGAGACCATTCTTGCACGTTAGATATAGAGCTTCAGAAACTGAAGACAGACGTTACAAGACTTGGATTACAGGTTCTGCAGGTGGAGCGAAGACTTCTAGCTTAGATGCTATGGAGGTTCACTTCTTATCTGAAAGAGCAGTATGTACTCTAGGAGCGAATAACTTTATGTTATTCCAATCTTAAGATTGACAATAATTAGGGGGGAGTTTATTCTCCCCCTTTTTTTTAATTTAATTAAATTTTAATATAATGGCAACAAAAAAAACCAAAGTACAGTTTGTAGATAAAAGCTACAAGCTAACAAGAGGTGTAGCACCTCTTTCTTATATGCTACCAACAAAGCACACAAAAAGATTCGCACTATTACATTTTGATGAGGATACCGGTACTAACCGTGAACTTAGATATGCTAGAAATCAAAACTCTCCTTTCGTGGATGAGCAAGATGAAAATGTATTACTAGAGCCTATTATTTTTGAAGATGGATTTCTTTATGTAGAGAAATCAAATCAAACATTACAAAAGTTTTTACATTACCACGCATTAAATGGTAAAGCATTTACAGAAATAAATGAAAGTAAAGATGCTGCAAAAGAAGTAGAGATACTTATGACTGAAGCTGATGCATTAGTTGAGGCTAAAAAACTAACTCTAGACCAATTAGAAAACGTATGTAGAGTATTGTTTGGTACTGATACAAGTAAAATATCTACGGCAGAAATGAAACGTGATGTTTTAGTTTACGCTAAAAACAACCCACAGGACTTCTTAGACGTTTGTTCAGACCCTGATTTAAAACTTATGGGAACTGTTCAAAGATTGTTTGACAACGGTTTATTAGGTCTTAGAAAGAATGGTAAAGAGGTTTGGTATAGTACACCAACAAATAAAACTAAAATGCTAAATGTAGCTTTTGGTGACGATGCACTAGACAATGTATGTCAGTTTCTACAATCAGACGATGGTCTAGAAGCACTAGAACATTTAGAGTCTTTACTCAAGTAATATAGCTTACATATACTAAATTTAAAGGGACCTCTTCAAAAATGAAGGGGTCTTTTTTTTTCATTATCTTTGTACAAAAGAATTACAGATGATAAATTCAGTTAGACAAACGGTGATGTCCGTTCTGAATAAAAATAACTATGGATATATATCCCCTTCTGACTTTAACTTATTTGCTAAACAAGCACAGTTAGATTTATTTGAGAATTATTTTTATGCGTACAATTACCAACTACAAAAAGAAAATGCTCGTCAATCAGGGACAGGATATGCCGATATTACAAAAGGCTTAGAAGAAGTTATTGATACATTTTCAATTACTAGACCTTTAATTATATCTAGTGGTAGTCAGTATTTTTTACCTTCATTACTTACAACTAATGATGACTATTACTTATTAAATAAACTACTAATAAATAATGAAGTTTTATTTAGTGGAACAACTACTGCAACGGTTGGTGGACAAAATAAAATTATTGATACAAGTGGTGTTGACTTTAATGCATTAGGTGTTCAGGTTGGAGATTTAGTAGGTGTAGAAATAGGTGGAGTTTCTTACAACTTAATAATAACTGCAGTTGGAACTGCCGGAGACGAAGTGACGGTAACACCAAATATTGTTAATACATTCCCTTTAAATTATACAATTTATGAAGCTGATGAAGTAAAGGAAGCAGAGAAAGTTACTCATAGTAAAATAACTATGTTAAATAACTCATTGCTTACAAAACCAAACTTGTCATACCCGGCATACACTCAAGAAGGATTAGTTGGTCAAGCATACCCTACAACAATAAACAATCCGGGACAATTAATCTGTCAATATATAAGATTTCCATTCGCACCGAATTGGACTTATGTTTCTTTATCTAATGGAGAACCTGCTTTTGATTCAGGAGCAGCAGATTATCAAGATTTTGAGTTGCCAAATGATGACGAAATAAATTTAGTTAATAAGATACTTCAATATGCAGGTATGTCTATTAGGGAGATTAGTACGGTACAGTTTGCACAGGGAGAAGAAACTGAATCTAACCAACAAGAAAAATAATTATGAGTTATATATCACAATATCAGTATTATGAAAACTCAGGAATAAATCCTGAAAACGCAAATTGGGGTTCGTATCAATATGTTTCTTTAGAGGATATCGTTAATAATTTTATGTTAATGTATACAGGAAATCATAGTCTTGTAAACAATGAAGAAAGATATAAGATTTTGTTTCACGCAAAAAGAGCAATTCAAGAATTAAACTATGATGCGTTTAAAGAAATAAAAATATTAGAACTTAGTGTTTGTGACACATTAAGATATGTTCTTCCGTCTGATTATGTAAATTGGGTTAGAGTTTCAATATACCAAAATGGTGTACTAAAACCACTCACAGAAAACATTCAAACAAATTGGTCTAGTGCTTATTTACAAGATAACGATTGTAGAATTTTATTCGATATACACGGTAATGCTTTGGGAGCAGAGCAGTCAACTTTAGATTTTGATAGAATAAGAGGAACACAACAATCAATTTATCTAAACCAAGGTTCGTCAATGAATGGAAAAACCGGATATTGTTGTGATGGTAATTGGTATTTTGAATATGGTATTGGTGCTCGTTATGGATTAAACACGGAGACTGCAAACGCAAACCCTACTTTTAAGATTAATCCTAAAGGTGGTGTTATAAATTTCAGTTCAGGTGTTGCAGGAGAATTGATTGTATTAGAGTATGTTTCAGATGGAATGGAAAATGGAAATGATTCATCTGTTACTGTAAACAAAATGTTTGAAGAGTTTATTTATGCATACATAGAATTTGCAATTTTAAATTCTAAAGTAGGTGTACAAGAATACATTATAGGAAGAGCGAGAAAAAGAAAATCAGCACTTCTTAGAAACGCAAAAATCAGAATAAGCAATATACATCCCGGAAGACTCTTACAGAATATGAGGGGTAAGGATAAATGGATTAAGTAATATGGCGAATATAACTAGAAACTTTACTCAGGGTAAAATGAACAAAATGGTGGATGAACGTCTCGTTCCTAACGGAGAGTACGTTGATGCATTGAATGTTCGTATGGGTTCTACAGAAGGCTCTGAAATAGGAGTTATAGAGAACTCTAAGGGGAATGTTAAATTAACTACTCTTAGATTTAATGGAAGTCCTTTAAGTTCAGGTGCTCGTTGTATAGGTGCATATGATGATGGTTCAAATGAAACTATATATTGGTTCGTTCACGACCCAACATTTGAAAGTGCAGGGACTCCTACAGGAATAGTTGATATGATAGTATCATATGACACCAAAACAAGTGGGATAACGTATCACGTTATTAGCGTAAACGATGGAGGGGGAACAAAAACAACTTTAAATTTTAATCCTGTTTATTTAATTACAGGGGTAAACTTCATAGATGGTGAACTTTTATTCTTTACGGATAACTATAATCCACCTAGAAAAATAAATATAAATTTTAATTATGGAGACCCTGCAGGAGGGGTAGATGGGTTTACCTATGATGAAATAATGGTGATAAAAAAACCACCAACCTCATCTCCAACAGTTAGGTTAATAAATACTGCAGGTGAATCTACTTATATGGAAGATAGATTTGTTTGTTTTGGATATAGGTATAAATATAACGATAACGAATATTCAGCTACGTCTCAATTTTCTACTGCAGCTTTTACTCCGGGAGGATTTATGTTTTCACCCGATAGTTACCTAAATGAAGGTATGGTGAATTTCACAAATACTGCAGAGGTTACATTTAACTCAGGTGGTCCTTTAGTTAAGGGAATAGATTTGTTATTTAAAGATAACGACAGTAGTGTTATAAAAATTATAGAGAAACTAGATAAGGTAGAAAGTGGATATAGCGATAATCAAGACTATAGTTTTTCTTTTACTAATAGTAAAATATTTACCATACTTCCTCAAGCTGAGGTTTTAAGACTTTATGATAATGTTCCTCGACTTGCTCAGGCACAAACTATTATGGGTAATAGATTAATGTTTGGGAACTATGTAGAGGGTTATGATTTAATTGACTACAATGGAAATCCAACTAGGTTAACATTTTTTACAACACAGACCAATGATGATATTGGTATAGAAGAGGTGGAAGATTCTGTGGCTACTGCAAGTTATTCAATTGGTCCTACTAACACTTCTCAAGGAACAATAAATATTGAGTTTCCTTCTACAGGTTTAGACTTGATATCAGGTGCAGCAATACAGGTAACTGTAAAAATTAAACACGGTTCTTTTAATGGTGCTACTCCATTCCCTGTATCAACAACTCCGGAAACAGAATTGTCTTATATTTTTAATGTTCAACAAAACTTTAATAGTGTATATGAATATTCTATTAGTCAGTCTTTTTTAGACCAAGTTGGAACACTAAGTAATATAAAACCTTTACAAGATGCTGCTGACCCTGAAAACAATTCTTGTAACGGTCAGACATTTACAGATATATTTTACTGTAGTATACCTGCAGATTTAGACACATTAAATAAATCTGATGGTGGTATTAGTGCTCAAGGACCACAACCTATTGAGGTTATATCTAGTCCGGGAAGCAGTACAATTGGATTGAAATTCCCTGCAGTAGTTTTTGTTGACGATATTACAACACCTACTCAAACGGTATATGAGTATTACGACATTATATTTGGAGAGGTTGAGTTTGCAAAAATTGGTGTTGCTGAAAGTCTACACAGTAATAGAGGTTATGAAATAGGAATGGTATATATGGATGAATTTAACAGAGCCACACCGGCTTTAGTTAGTCCTAATAACACGGAACATTTCTCTTGTGGATTATCGTATTTTAAAAACAGTATTCAAGTAACTCTTCCTACAACTCAGATTGCACCGGTTTGGGCAAGGCAATATAAATTTGTTGTTAAACCTGATAAGGAAAAGTATGAAACAATTTATACTAATATTTTCTTTGAAGA